AGTCTCTCTCCACGTACTCAATATCATTGTATGTATAATAGGTGCGACCGTCAATAAAAGCACGGTCCAGCACACCTCTGAACACCAGTTGGCGAGCCAGCTCTTGCTCGCGTTCGTTTAGTTCCCTGCGAGGCAGCGGGGCACCATGGCCGCGCACACGTTCGCTGACCAGCATCTCGTCATTGCTGACTGGTACCATTAATCCGCCTGTTATCTCAAGGAACTTCATTCTGTGGCTGCTGTCCCTGCTGCTGCTGGAGCTGCCTTAGCTTTGGTCATGTCCTGTGCGCTCTTGATGAGATCAGCTCCCATGACTGCCAGAGCGTTTAGCTCCTGTTGTTTCTTTTGTCCTGCTGCTGTCTGCGGCGGATTGGACTTTACGCTGCCGCTGATAGCACTGAGCAAGCTACCTATCACGTAAAAACGTGCTGCTTCTGCATTGCCCTTGTACTGCGGCATGTTCTCAGCCTGTGTTACTAGCTTGCCCAGCATGTCGTTGCCCATGTCTTCTACCAGCGTTTCTTCAGCAATAACCGCACCGCTGTTTTCCAACCCCGCTAGCTGCATCATGCGGTTTAATGCTGGCATGGCCTGCACTCCGCCTAGCACGCCCTCTTGTATGCGCTTGCTTACCTTGGTCTCGTGTACCATCTTGAGATTTCCTCTGTCCATTATGCCCACTGTGTTACGTGGACCCTGTGCGATGCGAACTTCAGTTGATCTACCTTCGTATATAACTTGTTCGCCTATCTCATATTGCGGTATTAAGACCGCACTAGCGATCTCTCCTTGGCTGAGATGATGTTTCGCTTGGCGGCTGAAACGGTCAGCAGTGGTCTCGTAGAGACCTTCCGCTCCGTTTAGATCTACCTGTGCGAACTTCTTTAGACGTCTCATGTCATCATCCTCCGAGGTTATGGTACGTATGAACTCAAGCATTGGGATCAGCATACCTTGGTTTCTTTATGGGGAACATTGGTTTAGGGAGCTTTGGTAAGTCGCGCTGCGGGCCAACCTCACGGTCAACTTTAGTCAACTGACCATCTTTGCGGACCCAGGCTCGCTTGATGCGCTTGACTCCTTCAAATACTTCATCCAGCAGCATTGCTTGTTCTCCCCGTGTGATATTTAGTGCTTATTCATGCGAAAGGGCACCCGGAGGTGCCCTTTCTGATCTAGTACCCTGTGGGTTTGATCTATTAGATCAAGCCGCCTGGGAGAGTGCCAACCAGTGCAGCCATCGTGTTGGTGAGGCTTGCGCTGCTGGTGTTGAAGGTGTTTACGTAAGGAGCAACAGTGTTTGTTGTAGCAAACGTGTTGTTCAATGCGTATGCACTGCTGTTGGTTGAACCGCTGAGAACCTGTGTGCTCTGCGTGTCGTAGCAGTAGAGGTTGTTGAGGCCACCAAATGCCTGGTTATCGCTGAGGACTAGGTAACCGTTGTTGTTGGTGTTGTCAGCTGTGGTTGCACCATAGTTGTTAACACCATAGTTTTCCCAGATGTTGCCCTTTTCAGTGCTTACTGTCACGATGGTGATCGTGAGTCCAGTGGTGTAACTTGAGCCAAATACCTGCGCACCGGTTAGGTTGTAGTAACCAGCCTGAGCGAAGTAAACACTGGTGTGAGCGTTGATAGTAGCGCCGTTGATGCTGCTTGGCAGAGTGCTAATACCAATCTGCACTGGGTTACCGCGTCCTGCGAAGGTGTTCACGAGGATGTTGTAGTTCTGCTGCTGATAGAAAGCATCTAGGTAAGCGTTGAGGCTGCTGTATGTTGTTGGTACGCCAGCACCGTTGGTGATGGTCACGTTGGTCCATGTGCCAAGGGTAGCATAGGTCTGGTAGCCAGGAAGGTCAACAACTGGAGTGTCAACATTGGTCTGAGCAACCGGAACTAGGGTAGCGAACGACCACCACTGCGGCTGTCCACTGAGGAACGAACCTGAACGGTAGTTACCATTTACTTGATCGGTCATTTTCTCTCTCCTTAAGAGTTAATGCAAAATTGTTTTGCTGTGATTATTTATACCGCAAGCTGTTTCAGCTGCGCTTGCGGGATCTCTTGGTCTTCTTTGGTTCAGCCTTAGGTTCCTCGTAGGGAATGTAGCCAAATAGGCTGGGACGACGATTGATATGGCTCATTGGATTGGCCACGCTAGCTATGCTACCTGCTGATGTGGCGCCGCCGCTAGCACTTTCTGTGATATCAGGGAATTCACCGTTTTTCTTGACTAGATCTCTGATTCTCATGATTTAGCTGCCTTCCTTATAAGCGCATCTGCTGCTGCGATGCCTGCTGCTATGGCTAGACCCTTGAGCAAGCCAAATCCACCGTTTTTATTCACCGATGCCACAGGCGTACCTGTTTCAGCATCATGCACACCGTGTAGTTCATACCTGTTGACGTGTGCCAAGTTTTGGAACTGATTGATTATGTCTCCCATGCGAGCTTTAGCACGCAATGCTTGCAGCAATCTAGTGACAGCTAGCTGTTTTTGTTCTGTATCAAGCTGTCCGGTGTCCCATTCGCTGGCCAATCGTCGCACGCTGCGATAGTTGCTGTTGGTGATGTGCAGCTGTTGTTCTATGCTCATCAGCAGACGTCGGGCCAGCGTACCATCGTAATGAGGTCGGCTCATAGCTGTTAGCAGTTGGCGTGTGCTAGCACCATTGAAATGGACTTGGTGCCAAAATAAGTCATTGGCTTCTGGATGATTGAGCTGCTGCCCAACCACGCTGTCATGATCCTTGATCACATGAAGAAACTGGTAAAGATCGGTATTTTGCCTATCTTCGCGATCAAAGTTGCTGTGGCTCATGGTGCGGCGAGCATAGGATTGCGCAAATGGTGCTGTCTCGTATTCGCTGCGCATGATATGCATAGCTATCAAGTACAAGAACGCTAGCTCCGCCATGTCTTTGGCATTGAAATTATGTGGATTTCTAGTACGTAATAGCTGGTTTTCGTCAAGGGTATTGATCAACGACAGCTTCATGTTAGTTCCTTCTTCATGAAGTGCGGGCGATTGACCAGTTTGATCTTACCACTTGGTGTATCTGCAACATATCCTTCATGGCCTGGCACGTCTCTGAGATCTGCTCTGACCGTACCACCTACCTGAGCATCAACGCTGCGCTTGAGCGCATCCTTGAGCTTGGTAAGCTGATCAGCTACCATCCATGTTGCTCCATAACCCTTGGGATTATCAGCTATCCATGACAAGAGATTCTCACGCTTGCGATCAGTGATATCTTTGGTGTTGGTCTTAGCCCATGCAAGGAAACCGTTGGCAGCATCTTCCAGACCGTGCGTTCCGGCATAGGCTCTGCTGTTTACGTACTTCTTCATGAGATCTGGTAGATTTGTCAGCTGGCGTGATGCCAAGCTAGCAGGATCGAGAAACTTATCTATGCTAGCGCTGTTGCTGTTTATGAAATTGCGCAGCGTGCTTACGGATTTGGCAGGCAGTGCTGTGCTTTCAAGATCGCGTATCTCTGGACCCATGATTACCAAGCCCGGTGGCTCTCGCAAGCCGCTGCTTTCAAGGTCACCTATGGCACGAGGTTCGGGATCCTGTTTGCTGTCAAACCTGCTGTGCACAGCAATGCCTGCGCGGCTTTTACCTATGCGCTTACCTAATGGGCTATCCACAGGTATGCGGTAGGTTATCTTGCTGGGTTTGAACACGTAATGCCCATCTATCACGTCTGGTGTCTTGGTCCACAGCAAGTCTCCTTCTAGATATTCATGCTTATCTGTGGGCATAGCCCGTTCAAGCATACCATATAAACCAGCAATGCTCTTGGCATAGTCCTGCCTACCAGGCTCGTCTGGCTTGCGCATGAACAGCATTTTATCAAGATCAGCAGCACTGCGCGGCATACCACCTGGCTTCTTGCTACCAAATCCGCTCTTGTCCGTTACAGTGAAACCCTCGGCATCTCTTCCAAATATCAGAGCAGGACTACCATCCCACTTTATCGTAACCGTATGCGGTTGCTCAGCTGCCTGCACTAACGCATTGAGCGCACGTTTTGCACCAGACGATCCTTCTTCAAAGACCAAATCTTCTGGATGATCTATGCGAGCTTTGGCTTCTGTGATGAACCATCGCTGCGGTATTATTATATCACTGTGCCTCACGATTGCTGCCTTCCAGCCGGTACTCTGACTCTTGGTTTGGCTGCTGCAGGGGCAGCCACTGGCTGGGCAGGTGCTGCAGCGGGCTGAGCAGCTGTAGTTTTAGCAGCCGTTGGTTTTTTACCCTTGGCAATACCAGCTATTAGCTTGAGATCCTGAAGTATTGCCACACGACTATTTGGTTTTTGCTTGGCAACTGCCAAGGCAATCTGCTGTATGATATTGGGATGTGCAGAGCGTGTTGCTTCTGTGATCTTTTGTGTCCTGAGTATATCAAGAACTTGTTTGGCCTGTGCGGGTTTCAGCTTGGCTATCTCACTGCGTATACCCTGTGCTGAGCTGAGTATCTTTTGACGCTCCTGCCAGATTATCTCTCGTAGATACGCTTCTGCGGCAGCTTTGCCTTCCTTGCTTAGCTTGTCGTTTACTTCTTTATCTAGTTCTGCATCACCAGTCTTGATCACAGGAGTCTGTGCTTGCGCAGCTGCAGATGCCGCTGGTGCTGCTCCGCTTGCTGCTGCCCCGCCTGCTGCCGCCGCTGGTGCTGCCCCGCTTGCTGCCGCCGCTGGTGCTGCCGCAGCAGGTTTAGCTGTTGGTTGTTCTGGTGCTGCTGCTTGTGGCTGAGTTTGACCTGGCTGTTGAGCTGCTGCTGGTTTTGATAGTGTTGGTTCTTTTTTTGTTGCGTTGCCTGCTATAGCAGGCAGTGCAAGCCCGTGCTTGTCAAAAACTGATTTTATCTGCTCATCGCTAAATCCAGCTTTCTTCTGGGCTAGATATAGATCCTCATCAGTTGCGGGTCCGGCTTCTAATAATACTCGTAATCCGTGGTTTACAGCAACAGATTCTTCAAAATCGTTGATGTCATTCACCGTCTTGGATGACTGAACTCCTGGCTTGTAATTAGATTGTGACTGATTATTCGCAGTGTTACCTGGCACAGCCTGGTTATATTCCTTGCGAAATGCTTCAGCATTTTCAATGTCTTGATCAAAGCCTTTGGCAGCTTCTGGATTGTTCAGCTCTACAAAGGCTTT